GCCTCGGTCTGCACGAACGGCACCTCTTTCAAGACGTGTTTGTGGTAATACTGCTTCGGGCATTGCTCAAAGTCTTTGATCTTACTGAAGGACCACGGCCATACTTTTGTCACTCACATTCTCCATATGATTTGCCTGTTCCGCTTTCACATGTGATCGGTAATCCATCAGCCCACTTAGGTGTTTGGCTCATACATTCTTCGACATATGCTTGCGCTTCATCCAACTCCTCGTCGGTTACACAGGCCACAATACTGTCATGTACAGTTAGCACAACTTTGTATCTCTTGGCAATAAGTAACATTTGATGTCCTATGATACAACGTGCAATAGCTTGGCACACGTTCTCCACCACCTTACCGCCGTATATACGCTTTGCGCCTCTGCGCGTTTTGTATGTGTACTCGGGGCCACGTTCACCCTGCTCTGCGGCTAACCCATGGTAAAACATAGGTAGGCCAGAAGGTAAGATTATTGAGCTGGTAGATGCGTCCACTTTTAACACGCCCTCGCGCCCAAAGTTTAGGCTATCCCCACGCTGCATATACTGCACCATGTTGTTCGCGGCTCGCCACAAGGAACTGATTGCGCCGTTGGCATCGCGGTATACCTGTATGATGCGCCGTGCTTCTTCCAACTCTATGTAGACGCCCATACCCTGTAGCTGTGCTTGGAACTTAACTGCACCCATACCGTAACCTGCGCCAAGAATTGTAGTTTTACCCACAAATCTCTGGTCTTTACTTACCCCATCTACTGGCACGTTATAGATACTGGACGCCATGTACTTATATACGTCCTCGCCATCTGCGAATTGTTTGGTCAAATCATCTTGCCCTGCGAGCCACGCCAACACACGCGCTTCGATCTGGGAACTGTCGCAGTCTATCAGAGAATGTCCTTCGGGTGCGATAAGGCTTTGCTTTAACTTCTTACCGTTTGGTCCACGACTAGGTAGGTTTTGCAGGTTGATCTTGTCGTCGCCACCCCACCGTCCAGTATGCGCAGCATAATACCTTACAGGGACAGGCAGAAGCCCACGGTCCGAGATGTCGATAAACCTTTGGGTTCGTGTTTCTTCTAGCGTAGACTTACTACCAAGACGCGCCGCTACTAGCGACTGCACACGATCATCCTCATGTTCTAACAAATGTTTGAACGCTTCGTCATTCTTGGCAAACGCGAATGTTTCTTTGCCTGTGGTCAGGCTCGTCTTCATCGGGGGCTTGACCCCAAACCCTTTCAACAACTCCGCGAACTTCGGGTTGGACATAAGGTCTTTCTTATCTTCTACCCCTGCATCGGATAGCAGTTTGGCCTTGCGGTCTTTTACGTCTTGAAGGTGCGACTGCAACAAGCCACGGTCTAAGTCCAAGGTAGGTTCGGTAAACATACGCAGGGTGGCGTCTATCAAACGTAGCTCCTGCTTGGGGAACTGTCGGGCCATCCTGCTAAAAAGTTTATAGGTGAGGTCCACGTCATTGATACAGTAGTCGCCGTACTCCGCTAAATCTACGGGTCCAAAATCTCCACGCCTTTTCCCGAGGGCACGTACGACCTCTGTCCCTTTAGTGCCGAGATTGTACCTTTCAGATAGTGCCGCGAGACTTGCGCGAGCTTCAGTCCCATGTAAAGCACGGGCGATACACAAAGTATCGGTATACATCCGAGGACAAATACCAAAACGCCAATTAAGAATGGCACCATCAAACATAGTATTATGGCAAAGTACCATAGCTTCTTCCCAGTGGAAGGCTTCAAGGTATCGTTTAAGTTGTTCATGCGTTCCACTAGCCCACTCCGTTTCTCCATCATTTACTTTGACAGCCACGCCGATCACCTCAAAACGAGGATCGCGGACGTAGGCTTCTGTTGTTAACTTAGACAGAGAATAATCCCTGTCGTAATAGGTTTCAAAATCTACCGTAATAAGGTCCATCAGACCTTACCCACTATCTCGCCACCACATGCCATGTAACCACATGCGTCTACCCAGTTGTCTGGATGTGACGGGTTCGACTTTATACGTGCAGCTTTCAACAACGTCATCATCACCGCTACATCTGTGGCACTTACGTCCACACCTAGATGCACCGACCAATACTTGCCTATGGTGTTGAAGTTATCTTCCATGTTGCCATGGTCAGCCGCACGATCTTTGGTCACATATTCTTTGGCGGTATCTAGCACCTGCCCACGCGTAACCCTACGTGCTTCCTTTTCAAACACTTCGTCTGGTGTGCCGATCTTCTTTAGAAGTTTATAGACGTACCCATAAGATGTGTTAGTCGCGTCTGCGATTTCCCTAGCTTTCGCTGTAGGATGTTTTATCTTGTACGCCCATATCCTATCCGCGTACGGTGATCCTTTCTTAGCCATGCCGTTCTCCTATCTTGGCAAATCATATTTATTTTTTAACGTTGACGCCCATTTTCGGCTTATGCCCATTATTTCTGCGGCGTCTCCTAACGTCATCTTACGCTGCAACATGCGGTTCAGCACTTCAGCGTCCTTCGTCAGTTTTAATTTGTTTTCCCCTTTCTTGGGTCTGCCACCTTTAGCACCGTTCTCTCTATTCACGGTGTTGTTTATGTACCTGTTACTTGTTACTAAGCGAGGGTTATCTTTCTTATCTTTTTTAATTTGCTGCTCCCACTTTTGTCGGTACAACTCCTCGTATTTTACACGTTCCTGTTCGTTCATATTTTTACACCGTGGTCACGCAGCGTCTTGACGTAGTTATCAAGCTCCTCACGCGCAGCCCAAAGTTCCTGTTGTATGCGAGGCCGCGCATCTGCACGGTGCTGTTCATCCTGTAAATTATCAACCTGCCGCTTCAACCATTTTAGGTTGGCTTCTTGAAACGTAGTTAGCTGCTCGTCACCCATAGGTTCCTCCATTGTTAAAGTGGTGCCCCATGTTAGAAGCCACAGGGACTAACCATAACGCGGTTTCTTCGGTACGATCACAAACGCAATGAGTAATATCATGGAGGGCGTTGCTCGTACTGCTGCGGTTTTCGCGGGACAATATCCATAAACCCGCAACCCACTCACAGCTTGGGTTAACCGTCTGGGACCATAGACCATGCACGTAACTCGTCCATTACCGTGTGCATGTTGTCCTCATTAACAACCATGTCCAATCCCCCTGCGGCACGTATTTCTTTTAGGTTCTTCTCCTGCAATGGTGTGGGTTTGTTGTTCCCTGCCTTACATTCGATCCCAAAAAATAATCCTTCGTAACATCCTATGATGTCAGGTACACCGCTACGCCCGTAGCCACCTGTTACAGGGTAGAAGTAGTAGGCGCGTAATTGCTTTAGCTGCTCTACCACTTTCTTTTTAACTTTTGCTTCGGGTGTCATTGTCGTCCTCCAAGATACCAGTTGCGAGGCAGCGGTGACCGCCTCGCGGTTTCGGGCATCTGCCCGAATTTATTTGTAGACCCAATAAGTATATGGCCCTAGTCTGCTACCCACCCCATCCACATCGGTAAGAGGAGGTGGTACGTCCAACATCATAAGCACAGACAACCTGTCCTGCACCCATAGCGGTAGATCGTCTACAGACATATAATAGCCTTTTAAGTCTGCGTCAACACAATTCATACCTATACATGCCACTTGGACAGTTTTGGTGGTATGGTGTATCTGTATGTTGTAAGTGATGTCATTGGTTGGTGTCACAGTGTAACACCTCACACGTAGAGGTAAAACGTATGGGCATTTACTTTGTACCCCACACCCTCTACGAAATGACCATCCTCACACATACTCATAGCAGCGCACTTATGCTGCATGTCCTCCGACATCTCGTCTGGTTCGTAAGACCGCACCATTTCCACCTCGGGTAAATAGGTTCGGGTCACGTCTTTGACACGCGCATAGTTGACCACTTGCTTACCCCATCGCTCGGCAATGTGCACAAAGTCCATAGGCGTAACACCGTCTCTGGACCTGTTGGCTTCTTCCTGTTGTCCAAACATATCACGAACAGCGGCATCAAGCTCCTTGTCGATAAACGTATGCCCAGACTGCACCATGGTTCGTAGTTCGGCCATCAAACGTTCTGCGGCTTTCCTGTCTGAACCGTAACCGCGTGTGTTTATGCCCACAGCCTGTATGGCTTCGTCGTACTTGTTTCGGACGGTGCTTTTGAACTTGTTCACCTCTTGCGCAACATCTTTCACCAACGCGGTAGCACACTCGCCCACGGTGTAAGATACAAAGTGTCTCTTAGCATGTTTCACGGCGGTATCCATGTTGATCGCCATACGCATGTTGTGCTGATCCCCACTGCTACAATACTTATTGTTCTCAATGCTGCGAGCACACACGATGAACTTGTAATCACCGTTTACACTGGTCGCAAAGTCGCCGTACCCGATGTAACCCATAGTCATCAGGTCACCCTCGCGGTACACATGCAATGTTTTATCACAGCGTGGTATGGTCTTTACGCGCAGCGTTTTCTCTACTGCACGAACGAACTCGTACAGTTGAGGTTTCACATACTTACCTTGTTCATGCGGTACGCCCTCGCGCATACGTGTATATTCAGCCGTATATACTTTGGCGGCGTCCACTGTTGTATGACTTATAGACATTTTTTATCCTCTCACTTGTTTTGTAAAACCACAGGTTTTGTTGATCTTACGGTTGAACTGCGCTTTGACAGCTTTCTCATGCTCTGCATCACTGTCAAACGTGTGACGCAGATGGTAGTCAGTCTGCCCCATGAGGGCATACATAAAATGCACACGTAGTGTGTGTTCAGGATCACGTATGATGTGTTTCGCTACATCAGTGTCAAACATATTAAGCATGTCCCATGACCAACCACCAACATTTAGCGTTTCGCGCACCTCGGTACGCATACGATCCGCATACTCATGATCTTTCACAGGTAACAGCGGATACATGGTGAACGCCCACTCGCGGAACTCAGCAATAGCACCCTTCATCTTGGCTTTGGCTTTCTTGTCCACACGTACCTTGGGCGCAACAGGCAACTTCTTACCGCCATCCACAAAAGATATTTTGTCGTCATCAACACGGAACGTCAGCGCCACACCATCATCACGAGATGTAAGGTAGCTGTTCCATCGGTTCCTATGCTCTGACTGCGGTAACGCACACTTGGCTGCGGTCTTACTCTTGGCAAGATAGTATTCTGCACCAATGGTTCCGATAAAATGTTTACCGTTGCGAATGATGAACCGCATACCGCTCGGCAAGTGTCTGTCTAAGAAACTATACCGACCATTGTGGGCACCTTGACCTGTGGCGTTACGCACCTTTATTGTCGTCGTACCATCTCTGTGTCTACGCCACACGATTGGTGCAAGGTTAATCATCTCAGCTTCGGTTGGTTTGCCTGCGCTATCACCAGAGTACCATGCAGGAAACACGTCATCACCACTGTAGTACCCGTCCATTAGCAGGTAACAGTTGTTGTTGATCTTTTTGATCCGTTCCCATTTACGCGTACGGTCACCAAGAGGGCGCACGTTGTGCGGTGCAAGTTTACCACGCAGCGGTTTGATAGCATCGTATGCTGCTGCTACTTTATCGAACGTGCTTAGTTTTATGTTTTGCCGATATAAGGCCATTGTATTTCTCCATTTGTTGTGGGGTGACACCCCGCCACCCCGTTTGATTTCGGGCAGTTGCCCGAATTAGAATGATTTGCCCACGTACCACGCAGCGACTACCAACGCAGATACCAGTACCCCCCAGACGAGACGCTTGGGTATACGGATAGTAAACACGTTTGTACCGACAGCAGTGGTAACCTTGGGATCGGTACGCTTTGATTCAACGACGGGCTGTACCTTCTTCTGTGTAACAGGTTTTGACTTGACCTGTACGTGAGATCTGCCGGGTACAGGTTCGGACTGCACTTTTGCTTTGGTGTCATCCAACTCGGCAGGAACAAATGAAGCCCACTTGTGCTTACCCGTAGCAGTGTGATTGCCGTACATGACAGGACCAAACGTAGAGATTAACAGTTCACGTTCCGCGCCAACCAAGGTATCAGGAACAAACCAACACTTGGTATCCCAACGTGCGCCCATTGCCTTGGCCTTTTCCTTTTGCGCAAACTCTGCGTTACGCAAATAATACTTTGGTTTTTCGGGTTTACCATTAGACGTACCATCAACAAGCGCAGCGATGTCAAATGGCTCTCCGTTTGCCAATGCAGTAGCACGTTTTGACGTTTGTGCCATGCTATTGTTCCACTTGGACATCTTCACTTGCACCGCCTTCTCGGTGCGTCCTAGATGATCGGCAATGTCTTTGTAGGCAAAGCCTTCGTTCTTCAAAGAGATAAGCTGTTCCAACTCTTTACTTGTCCAAGACTTGTTGCTCTTGGGGGCAAAATTTGGTGTAACCATGACGGTCATTCTCCAGTTTGTGGCCTTAGTTTTGGCCTCATTGATTTGGACATTTTATTTGTCCGTTGACATTGACCCATGCTGTTCTTGTCGAACGCATAGATCGGTTCATGATACGCAGGTAGCGCATCACCACATAACTTGGCACTCGGAAACAAAGTCCGTGATTGTACCTCATAACCACCCACAGTGTAGGTAAGCACAAGCACGGTAAAAAATTCTACCACGGCGGTTCTCCATTCTTGTCTAGCAGTGGCATCTTAAAGGTGAAGTCACGCTCCACCTTCGGCTCTGGTTCTTCGGGTTCTACGGGCATGATGCCCATAGCCTTCAACTCTGCTTCTAACGTGTTAGGTAGAACATCTGACGTACACTCTTCATTCGTCACGTTCTATCTCCCCCAACCCAGAGCAGTTGTCGCACTCCACTTGGTATTCTTCCAAGTACCCGTACGGGTTTGTGAAACTCATAGGCACAGCACGTTCACGCGTCTGTTCACCTGTACCGTCACACTCAGGACATGCGATAAACGGATTATCTACAAACATGTTACTCATCACTTACCCTTTCGTTTTATTGCAGCCGCAGCGCGCCTATCGCTACGGTTAAGAGGTTTTGACATGTCCATGTCGGCCAACCTACGTTTCTGACGTATGGATTTTCTACTCTTTAACTGCGCTTGTTTTTCTTTTGGTGCAAAATTTGCCATCATAAATCCTCCGATTGTACATGCACCGTCACACCGTGATCGGGCTTGGCGTTCTTGTTATCCACGATCACCCACAGCACAGGATGATCCCACGTACCCCAACCACCGTAGAGGTAGCCATCTGTAAACACGACAGACGCTTGCGGCTTGATACCGTTCGCACTCATGTACTCAGGCACACAGGTCACATCAGTGCCGCCACCACCCACAGGGTTCGTCTTGGCCGCTACGGTGTCCAGTTCGTCGTTGGTGTACTTCTCGTACCCACAGACTTTCGTATCCCAATAGCTTACGTGTAACTCGTCAGGCTTGACCGCTTCACAGATACCAACCAATTCACTAATCATTATCTGCTGTTCACGCTTGCCGATAGAACCAGACATGTCGTTGTGTTCTGCGATGCACTCAACTTGTTCTGAGATACCGCTTGGCATGTAGATACCAGCTCCCACGTAACGCCTGTTAGGTTTCTTCCACGTCGAGTAGTCGCTACCTGCACAGGTTGTTTGCACAAACTCACGCAACACCTCGCGCCAATCCACCTTGGGCTTCAACAATTCTTCCATGTCACGACTGCCACCGCTGCCCATCTTACCTGCAACAAGTGAGCCTTGACGTATGGCCTCGTCCACCTCGCGTTGTATCTCACGCTGCTCGTCGGGTGTCATGTCTTGCGCACCTTCCCAATCGTGATCGTCGAACCCTTGGGGATGTCCATCGTCAGGCTTACCACCTTGCGGCTGATCGTTGGCTGCATCAGGATCATAGATATCCCAGAAGATTTTAGCCGTACCCCAACCCTTGTACTTGGGATCATAGCATCCACCCTCGGGCATCTTGACCCAACCATCTTGACCGTACTCGTCAATGATCTTGCCATTGATGTCGTAGTCCATTGCGATGTTGGCAGTGCGCGGACATATAGCCCACAAGTGTGCCCACGTTACCAAGTGACGATACATCTTGTGAAACACCTCGTGTATCACGACGAACCGTAACTCTGCATCGTTATGTGCAGCCACGAACGCCCTACCGTAAAACTCGTCACGTCCGTTGGTACAGGCTGTTGGCACCGTCTCGTCAATCTTACGTTCACCGATCATCAGCAACCCCGATATCTCAGGGATGCGCGGCATGATATCAACGACTGCTTTGGATAGCCGTTGTTCTTCCGTTAGTTGTTTACCTATTGCTAACATTGTCATTCTCCTTTCGGGCACCTGCCCGAATTATCGTTTGTCTGCTGCGAACATGTAGTTGTTCTGCATTGCCCATGCGGTGAACTTCTTGTTCTTCATCACCATTGACTGCTTACTGTACTTGGGTGCACGTACACCGTTGGCGAACATACCCTGTGCTTCCACGTCCAAACGTGGCATGTAGTCCATCCACGCGTTGAGCCAGTCAGCTTCGATAGATGCGAGTGTACGATACACAACCATACAAATACCTGCGGCACTGTCAGGCACCTTGGCATTCTTCGGATCATCCTTGATAGACTGTAGACTTGGCAGTTGGTCAGCCAGTTTCACAAATGCCATCAGGTCCATGGCACCACGGTCACCGATAGTACCCATCAGCAGAGCCGTTAGCGTCTGGTCATCGAACGCATGACGTTGGTGTAATATGTCAGACGCAGCGTGTAACGTACGAGGTGTGACGAACGCTTTGCGCTGTTGCTTGGGATGGAAGATGTACGGGTTCTCGTCGGGGTCTTTGACTTCCTCGAATGATGCCATGAGTTGCGGATTGTCTTTGACCCAACCAAGCAAGCTGTGGTCGATACCGTTGTTGATACCCCATTCGATCCAGTTCATATGGTCAGTCTTACGCACCTGTACCACGGACACACGGTTACGTGCATGTGGTGGTAACATGTCACCCACACCCTCGGACCCTTTGTTGGTCGTCGCGTACACAATACTGTCAGGATGCAGCTTGATGCTACCCACCGTACGTTCTTGCATGACGCGTAGCAGTGCGTTCTTAACAGCAGGGTTGGCCTTGCCTAGCTCGTCAATCATAAGGATGATCGGCTTACCCAGATGCGCACCCAATTCTTCGTTAGGCACAAAGGTCACATAGCCTTGCTCGTTCATCACCGCCATGTTGGGCAGGTTCAAGTCACCGATGTCTTTGGTGGTGCAGTCAAAGTAGCAGGGCGTGTGGTCGGGTAGGTCATCTGCTAGTGTGTGTATGGTTGATGATTTACCGTTACCCATGTCACCTTCCATGAGGATGGTACGTTGGCTACCCACTGCCTTGATCGCGGTTACACACTGGTCGAGTGACAGGGCGTACATTTGTTGTGCATTGTTCATTTGTTCTTCTCCATGTTTTCGGGCACCTGCCCGAATGTTAAATCCAATTTAATGATACGGATAAAATCCATAGTAGTATCAGGGCAACGGTAGCTGCCCCAATGATCCAGTCTTGCCAATCACCAAACATTACATGTCCAGACTTGGTAGAGCAGCGATAGCTGCGGTGACTTTGTTACGTGTTTCTTCACGCAATGACGGGCTGTTCTTGATCTGGTCGAGGTTCAAGCTGCGTTCACCCGACACATGAAACGCCTGTTCCAGTTGTCGCTTCATGGCTTCCATCTGGCTATCACCTGTTACGTTACACGTACCCAACATCTCGGTCAGCTCGATAGCTCGGTCAAACACACTGTCATACAGGCGGTTGCCCTTGCCTTCCTCGTTCACGTCGAGTTGTCGCGCAAGCGTGGTCAGGTTGTCATGCAGCTTGTGCCATATGTCATTCATCGCGGTCTTGATGGCTTGCGTGTAGTGTGTTTCATATTGGGTTTGCAGTGTGACCATAGCCTCGTTGCCAATGTCAATCCGAAAGTCACCACTATCAGGCAACGGCACGTAGGACACACGGAACCCGAACTTGTCACGAAGACTGTCACGCGTGGGATACTCGTCACGGTGAAACATAGCACCTAGCTTGGCTTGCGCGTCCATGATCTTCCACTCGTACACCGTCAGGAACTCGTCCACCAACCGCTCGAACTCTTGCTGCAGGTCGGTCATCACCTCGTTGTACTTGAAATACTGCATGGTGGTCAGCAGTCGGGAGCCGTTGTCAGACCATGGCATTGTCATGCTGTAGTGTATGTTACGCACGTTACCTGCGAACTTCTGGACGGCGCGTAATTCCTCGCAGTCACCCAGTAGGTTCTTAGACACATTGGCTACACCCTTGGCGGCATAGTTCATGTCAGTGATATCATCCGATGCTTTGCGGTCTTTCTTACGTGCAGTCCATACGGATGCGTTGAAGTCCACGATCATTGCCGCTGAACTGATTGACGGTGCTTGGGTGATGCAGTCACGTAACGTGCCCTTATCTACATCCCAATAATCTTTTGCCATTGTCTCTGCGTCTTGCAGTAATTGGTTGTTAATTTCATAGTCAGTGTTCATTGTCTTTCTCCATTTGAGTTTCGGGCAGTTGCCCGAAAGTTTGTTAAGGTGTTCTTGGTATTGCTCGTACACCTAATATAACACAAGTATCGAGTTGTGTCAAGTAATACAGTTTGATGGTAGATCACACGCTAACGTGTTTTCTGGTTAAGGCTAAGTAACTCGTCCTTTTTGGTGACGCGGGTGTAGCCTTGCTTGGGAAGCGGTACTACGCACCAACTTGCGCGTTGCTTTGTGGCTTGGTAGTCGCCACACTCCAGACACACATTGTAGCCAAGACGTGCACGGCGAACACTGAACACTTCACCGCAGCCAACACATTCGGGGGTATAATGTTTACGCGCCATTACGCTGCCTCCCCATAAGATGCTAACAGATCGTCCAGAATAGACTGGTCGTTGTTGCGCACGATGCGCAAGTCTTTCATCCAACGGCTCTGGTACTTCATCCAGTTTTCAGCCTCCACGCGGTTACGCGCTTCAAAGGTTACGAGCAGTGAATGGGTGCGTGTCTTGCCACACCATGCGAAGCCTTGTGCAGTTACGGTCTTTGACATTTTAGTTCCTCCATGTGTTTCGGGCAGTTGCCCGAAAGTTGATTTGAATTTTGCTTGGTTGGGCTAGGATTACTCCTAACTTATAACCAGTATAGCATAAGTATCAGGCTGTGTCAAGTTTTGTGGTTTGGTGGTGTAAGGTTGCGTAAGGTTGTATGTACCATCATGTACCACCACGGTGGTCTGTAAGTCATTGATATTAAACGAATGTAGCAATGTTACGTTTGTACCATAACGATATACCTAGATTTGTGATGGGGTTTTTAGGCCAGAAGCCCCTTCTCTTACCCTTCAATAAAAAGAAGATATATATACTTATAAAAGTGGTACAAACGCTACATTGCTTTAAAATCAATGACTTAGACCCCATTTGCAGTGGTACAAGCGTGGTACAAATGATACATTCCTTTGTTTTCAATGACTTAGACGCGTGGCGCTACTCAAGATACTGGTATCACAAGTTTCGGGCAGTTGCCCGAAATACCATCTGGTGACATCTTATGCGTAGTGTTGGTGGTACAAGGGTAAAACGTGTTAGGCGCAGAGCTACTCAGGATACTGGTATCATATCTTTCGGGCAGATGCCCGAATAAAAAAAGACCCGCCGAAGCGGGCCAGTACAGGCATTATGGTATGAGCCAATGCCAAGGTATCACATGCCGTACCAATACGCAACACGTAATGCGTGGAGCTACTCAGGATACTGGTATCAATCTTTCGGGCAGATGCCCGAAAACATGGGGGAAATTTAGGCACAAAAAAAGGGCCGACCCGAAGGCCGACCCGATAGTCTGTTAGATGATGCTGTCGATATCGACAGTCTGTTTTGTTGGTACGCGGTATTTCTTGCGGAACGCTTTGATTACCGCAACCGCCTCTGGCGCGTCAAACCACTCAGGCAATCCCTCGCCTTGCATGATCTTTTCTGCGGTGTCGATGGCGATGCCAAGTTTTTCGATGGCCTCTTTACGATCCGCCGCGCCAGTCGCGTACGCCTCTGGATTATTGATCTTATCTTGCGTGATAAGACCGCGGCGTATGGTCTTGAGCAATTCGGTCTTGCGATCCTGCAGTTGCTTGCGCTCCGCCTTTTCTTCCGCTGTCGCATCCTTTGGAAGTTTGGCCGACAGTTGAGCGCGCTCCGCTTTAGTGTAACATATCATGGCCGCGATATTGCCGCGCTCCGCGTATGCCTCCGCTGTCGCGGTGCTCTCTCTGTTCTTGTGCGACAGGTAATCTGTCGGGCGTATGCCAGAGGCATACATGGCCGCGTATGTTGCCGCCAATTTGC